ATCCAAACAGGGCTATCTCGGTTATGGTTACTTCAATCATTGGTTTTTCCTCATCTTTCGGTACTTTTTACACAGGTCTATGTGTGGGTCGTGCGCCCACACATCGGGGTCACGCACCAACTTAGCCATCCCAATCAGCACAGCCTTGTCGTACCCCCTAACAATGTTAGTGGCTACGTCGTCCATCTCGTAGTCGTGGATGTCCTCCGAGTAATACACCCGCGCATCGTTGGGGTCTTTGAACAGCACTAGCGCGTACTCTTGCATCAGCTACTCCTCAGTGCGTACACCTTCACCATCTTCAGTGTCGGGTACTGGGTTACAAATCGTTTCCTTGCAGACTCCCTGTCTCTGCACTCGTAGTTCTCAGTTAGCCAATGACCGAACCGAGCACTCCATCCAGTCACCATGTATCTCGTCATGCCACTCATGCTTCCTCCCTAACATTGTTATACCTCTGGGCCAACACCTTCATCACCTCGTCCATGTGCGGGGCGATCATCAGCGCCACGTTCACAAACTCTTTGTGAACTACTAACTTCTGACGTAGGTATCTGTCCTTACAGATCACTGCGACCAGCTCGGCTACCTTCTCCAGTTCTTCGTTAGTCATTTATTCCTCCATTGCTTCTCTTACGTCCTCGAACATCTGGTCGATGTGCGGGTTGTCATCGAGGTAGAACCCCTCCAATGTCCAGTTCATCTTGGTGTAGCCTGCGGCTATCCCATACTCACGCTCACCCTTGTGATACACCTCGTGGGCAACATCTCTGTCGGTGAAGTACGCTTCAAAAAGGTTCTCCATACCATCTTCAATGTTGAATCCGGTTACTTTCCACACACTCTTTTTCATTTCATCTCCTTCAAAGTTTTGCGCGACTGCAACATTGCACGTAGGATCACGCCCTTGGTGTAATGATTGAGCACTGCATGGAATTGGTCATGGTTCAGGTCGCCCTCGTCCATCGCAATCTCCATCTCTTTCATCGTTGCATTGAGCTCTTGTATCGCTTGCTCGTACGTCTTCTTTGCCATCTTGTCCTCCTAACATTGTTAGTCCTTCTCGGCAGATTCCCGTCCCTCCAGATAACTGAAGTAACTGTCGAACCTGTATTTGCCATAGCCGTTCCACCATGTCTCCGGGGCGGTCAGTCGGCCAAACGAACGCAGGTAGTCTTGGTCTTTGCTCTCCATCACCAATGACCACGCGCCGTTGTATGTGCCAAACTCCCATTTAACCCCCGGTACTCCGTTGTAAGCCTGCAACCTGCTTCGGTAGATCACCCGCAACTCGCCGTCTTGAGCGTCTCGTATAAGTGCGTACCAATAGCTTCGTTTACTCTTTGGTTTCCCTTCTGCCTCTAACATTGTTAGTCCCTCCCTCTGGTTAAGTCCAACACCCACACCTCGATCTCGTGGGCTTCCTCGTGCTTGCCGATAAGACGCAAGGCGTTGGCAAGTTGCATCCCTGCTTGGTAAACCTTCTCCATCCCGTGTTCAGTCATTGAATTTTTCCCTCGCCAACGTCACAAAAATCACAACGGCGTTGCCAGAACCAAACCCTGACTTCGCCACACTCACAACACTTGGTTGTGCACAAGCGTCTCAACAGCTTCATCATCTCCACACTCCCACGTCAAGAATTAACACAATCAGTGCCACTAGGAACACTACCCGGATTACTTTCTCCTCTGCATCTAACATTGTTAGCCCCTCGGTTGTTTCTGGTTGGTGTTCTTGAGTGAGACAAAGGCAGTCTCGGTCGTGACGTATTGGTAGTTACCCTTGCCGTATTCTTGGATGATGCACCAGGATGCACGCTCGGCACGGGCGGCATCTTCACCACAAAACAGGCAATGCCGATAGCCAAGTCGCCATCGCTCGATGTGCACATCGTCGCCGCAGGTCTCACATTCTTTCCAATCTAGGTCTAACATTGTTAGGGCTCCTTTGCTTCGGGTTGGTAGTACTTACGCTTTACTTTCATGTTTTCTTATATTGTACCACAATGTTATACAAATGTCAAGTCTCATGGCTTGGGCAAAGGCAAGAGTGAGCGGGAGCGAGCGGGGGAAACATAACATTGTTAGGTGAGCGAGCACTAACCAAATAAAACGTAACAATACAAGTCAGCAGACACTAACCAAAATAAAACGTAACAATATAAAGTTACAAAATTCCCTCAAGGCTGTTACAAAAATAATGTAACAAAAGGGCAAAACGTAACAGGAAACGTAACACGCTAACTTATTGATTCTATTAAGAAAAATGATGTTTTTTGATGTAATGTTATAATGTTATGAGAAAAATAGAATATAGAACCCCTGCGGAAAAATTTGAGGTGGTGCGGACTGCACTTGCTGAGACGCTCGCTCGCTGAATTTCCCGGAGAGTAATTTGCCAAAAAAACGTAACATGTAACATTAGGCGTTTTTTCCTTTAGAATCAAGGACTTATAATGTTACGTTTACATTGTGAAATGTAACAAAGCCCAATTTTCATAACATTGTTAGGGCGCTTTCGTAACAACCGCTTTCTGCTACCCCCGCGCAGGGAACTGGTCCACTTTTGTAACATTCGATTGTTACGTTTTTCCGAGCCCTTGCCACTACCCCCGCATAGGGAACTGGTGCAGAGCGCGGGCGCGTAAACGGAAACGTAACATTAAAGTGAGGGCAGACTAACATTGTTAGGGCAGACGCAAAAAAGCCCGGACTAGCCGGGCTTGGTGTTAAGTGAGCAGGGGTTAGGCTTTGCGGGTCTTTTCGACCGCTACCTTGTTGCGGGTCTTTTCGACCACTACCTTTACGTCATTAGATATACACACTTCGACCCATTTCATGGCGTCCAGGTAACTATTAAAAATTTTGACGATTTCGCCAAAAATTGTATCGGGGCAAGTAACGATAATTTGCATAACATTCTCCAAGGGTTAGGGCTAACAATGTTAGGGGCAGGGTTTCCCCTGCCCCGCTCCGATTACTTGATCATGGCCAGATCAACACCCAGGGCGGCGAGTGCCGAGGCGATGTGCGTTTGGGCTTGCGACTGCTTGGCGTCGAGATTGTTCTTGTCAGCTTCACGCTTGCAAGCCTTGAACAAGGTGGACAATTCCTCAATCAGTCGCAGGGACAGCGAGCGCACTTCCTTGGTTCCGGCCTTGTCGCCGTCACCTTCGCCGTCACCTTCGCCGCTAGCGGCCTCGGGTTCGCCTTCGACTAGCTTGCGGCCTTCGTTACGTACCCGTGTCCAGATGACCGAGGGGTTTTTATGCCCCGCTTCACGCAGGGTTTTGCGGAACTTATCGGCCTCAGCGAGAATACCCTTCGCATCCTCGGACTTGTCATTGTGTTCGTACATATACCAATCGCTCGGGAAAAACCGGGTTAGGGTCTCCGCGTATTCCCGCACCGCGCCATATTGACGGGTGACGGTATCAGCTACCGCAGAGCGGCAGTTTGCAAGTACGGCCTCAGCCGTGTCGGTGGTGGTGATTACTTGAGTGTTCATAACATCTAACCTCGCTTAGTTACTCTAACGAATCCCTAACAATGTTAGGGGACTTGGTATGCAATCGATTCTTCGTTTGCATGGGTATATTATACCACAAAAAAGGGGGCAATGCAAAGGGTGCGTAAACAATAATTCAAAGGCCGGGGTATGGCCTAACAATGTTATGCCGGGTCACTTGGTCGACCCCACCCACCCAAAATGGCAGCAAGGGGAGGTAGGGCCCCCTCACACAGTGTTCCGCACACCCGATTCCCAACTTTGAGTTTCGGTTTTAGTTTGGCTTACTTTAGTATTACTATCAGGACTACATTTATTTTTACTTAAGACCCCCCTTCCCCCTTCGTTTTTCCCCCCAGGACTACATTTATTTCTACTTGGCAAACACCCCCCGTCAAGGGACCCAGAAACAAAAGTTGCACGGGGGTATATATTTCTGTTACATTTCGCCACATTCCCTTTTCACGAAGGTGCCATTCACGATGATCCCTGTTGAGCCTACGGCAGAAGTGCCAATCCCTTTTGATCTGTCTGATCAGGAGCCTGCTACGCATAAAGATGCAGTGGCGGTGGCAGTCAACACAGCGGACCTCATCGAGCAGCTCGGCGGGGGGCTGGACTTCAACAACGAAGACCTCTCCAAAGCGCAGAAATTGGTGCTCGGTCAAGACAAACCGAACGCCCCCAAGCACATTTCCTCCTCGTCTGAGGCTGCAGCAGCCCATCAGATCATCCGTCGGCATGACTTCACTGCGTTTCAAGACGCACTGCAGGCTAGGAACTACATCACAAACAAGTTGATTGCCCTCTCCGACTGCGGAGACCCCAAGTTGGAGCTAAAAGCACTGGAACTTTTGGGCAAACACAGTGATATTGGCCTGTTCACTGACCGAAGCGAGATCACAATCCACCACACAACGTCCACGGCACTGGAGAATTCCATCAAAGAGCGGGTGAAAAGACTGCTGAATTCAGACGTGACGGACGTAACTCCCAATTTGCTGGATGAATTGGACGAGTTGGACAAGAAAAAACCCGAAACTACGCCTGAAGTAGAAGAAATTGAAGTAGTAGACCCGGTCGAGGCGCAAAAAGATGAGTGACATCTCACTCAAGGACATAGAGACACTCATAAACTCGGGGAAATTGTCCGAGAGCGACATGCGCACACTAGAAGCGCAGCTGATTCGCTTGGAGAAGCTGAAAGATCGGGAACTTTCTCAGCAAAAGTTCATCAAGTTCGTAGAAAAAGTGTGGCCGTCGTTCATATCAGGAGCGCACCACAAGAGAATGGCAGCAGCGTTTGAGAGGGTGGCAAATGGAGAGTGCAAACGTCTTATTATTAACATGCCTCCTCGCCACACTAAGTCCGAGTTCGCTTCTTATCTACTACCTGCTTGGTTCCTTGGACGATTTCCTAACAAGAAAGTCATCCAAACTTCTCACACTGCTGAGCTCGCCGTGGGATTTGGCCGTAAGGTAAGGAACTTGGTGGACTCCGAGGTCTACAAAGAGATTTTTCCTGACCTGTCTCTGTCAGCCGACTCCAAAGCGGCGGGGCGGTGGAACACATCCAAGGGTGGCGACTATTTTGCTATCGGTGTGGGTGGTGCGGTGACGGGTAAGGGTGCCGACGTGCTCATCATTGACGACCCGCACTCAGAACAAGAAGCTGCCATGGCCGCTACCAACCCCGAGGTGTACGACAAGGTGTACGAGTGGTATACGTCAGGGCCGCGTCAGCGTCTGCAGCCGGGTGGGTCCATCGTGATCGTGATGACTCGCTGGGCACAGCGCGATTTGACGGGCCAAGTGTTGAAAGCGGACGCGCAAAGGGGTGGCGAGGGCTGGGAGGTCATTGAGTTTCCGGCCATTCTGCCGAGTGGCAACCCGCTCTGGCCCCAGTTTTGGTCGATCGAGGAGCTGTCTGCACTGAAGCAAGAACTGCCTAACAGCAAATGGCAGGCGCAGTATCAGCAGAACCCGGTGGGCAACGAGAGCGCCATCGTCAAGAGAGATTGGTGGAAATGGTGGGAGGAGGATGAGCCGCCCGAGTGTGAGTTTATTCTTCAGTCTTGGGACACGGCGTTTGAGAAAACCCAGCGGGCCGACTACTCTGCAGGGACGACGTGGGGGGTGTTCATGAACCCCAAAGATGGCAATAGGCCGAATGTGATTCTCTTGAACACGTACAAGAAGCGGGTGGAGTTCCCGGACTTGAAGAAGGACGTGATGGAGGAGTACAACGCCTACGAGCCGGACACCATCATCATTGAGAAAAAGGCGTCTGGGGCGCCGCTTATATATGAGCTTCGGGCGATGGGCATACCGGTGCAGGAGTTCACGCCTAGTAAGGGGCAGGACAAAATTGCCCGTTTGAACGCAGTCTCAGACATAATTGCCAGTGGCAAAGTATGGGTACCCCAGACACGCTGGGCTGAAGAGTTGGTAGATGAGATCGCGGCGTTCCCGTCAGGTGAGCACGATGACTTGGTGGACGCGACGACGTTGGCGCTCATGCGCTTCCGTCAGGGTGGGTTCCTTCGCCTTCCGGTGGACGAGCCTGAAGACATTAAATGGTTCAAAGGACACCGCCGAGAGCGGTTCTACACGGTGTAAGGAAACATCATGGCAACAGGATACATGGGCAGTGGCGACATGAGTAAGGGTCTGTACGCAGCCCCCGAGGGGTTAGATGTGCTGCAAGCGCCTCCGATTGAGATTGAGATCGAGGACCCCGAGTCAGTGACTCTTGGCATTGGCGACATTGAGATTGATCTGGAGCCGCGCAAAAAGGAGACCGCCGAGGACTTCGATGCGAACTTGGCCGAGTACATGGACGACAAGGAGTTGGCGTCTCTGGTGACCGACTTGGTTGGTGATTTTGACAAGGACATCAACGACCGCAAGGAGTGGATGCAGACGTATGTCGACGGGCTGAAGCTGCTGGGGCTGAAGTACGAAGAGAGGACTGAGCCATGGCAAGGCGCATGTGGTGTGTTTCACCCGATGCTGACCGAGTCCGTTGTGCGCTTCCAGTCAGAGGCAATGACGGAGACCTTCCCAGCGATGGGCCCCGTGAAGACCCAGATCGTTGGCGCGATCGACAAGCTGCGTGAAGAAGCCGCCCTGCGCGTCAAAGAAGATATGAACTACCAGCTCACCGAGGTGATGAGTGAGTACCGCAGCGAGCATGAGCGCTTACTCTGGAGCCTGCCGATTACGGGCTCTGCGTTCAAGAAGGTCTACTACGACCCGAGCAAGGGCCGTCAGGTGGCAATGTTTATCCCCGCCGAAGACATCGTCGTGCCTTATGGTAGCTCAAATATCGAGGATTCGGAACGTGTTACGCACGTGATGCGCAAGACCGAGCAGGAAGTTGTACGGCTGATGGAGGCTGGGTTTTACCGAGACGTGGACTTGGGCGAGCCGTCGTATCAGTTGGACGACATTGAGAAGCAAAAGGCCGAAGAAATGGGCCTGACGGCCATCCAGGACGACCGCTATCGCATCCTTGAGATGCACGTGCTCTTGGACCTGCCCGGGTTTGAACACAAAGATAAGAAGGGTGAAGAGACCGGTATTGCTCTGCCGTACGTGGTGACCATCGAGAAAGGTACGACCACCATTCTGGCTATTCGGAGAAATTGGTATGAAGACGACAAGCTCCACATCAAGCGTCAGCACTTCGTCCACTACCAATACATCCCGGGCTTCGGCTTCTACGGATATGGACTCATCCATCTTATTGGTGGTTATGCTAAGTCCGCTACTATGCTTATTCGTCAACTTGTTGACGCTGGTACTCTTAGCAATCTCCCCGGAGGACTCAAAGCCCGAGGACTGCGGGTTAAAGGGGACGACACTCCTATTCAACCCGGAGAGTTCCGAGATGTGGATGTGCCAAGCGGGTCTATCCGAGACAACATCCTCCCCTTACCGTACAAAGAGCCAAGTCAGGTTCTCTACACACTGTTCAATCAGATCGTAAGCGAAGGCCGTGCGTTTGCCTCTAGCGGCGATATGAAGGTGAGTGACATGAGCAGCCAAGCTCCTGTCGGAACCACACTGGCAATCCTTGAGCGTACGTTAAAAGTGATGACGGCTGTTCAGGCCCGCATTCACAACGCGATGCGTCAGGAGTTCAAGCTACTGAAAGTTATCATCGCCGACTACTGCCCTGAAGAGTACGAGTACGAGCCGATTGATGGTAGTCGACGCGCACGCAAGAGCGACTACGACATGGTGGACGTGATCCCCGTGTCTGATCCGAACGCCGCTACGATGGCGCAGAAGATAGTGACGTATCAGGCCGTGCTCCAGCTGTCTCAGAGCGCACCTCAGTTGTATGACTTGCCCCTGTTGCACCGCCAGATGATCGAGGTGTTGGGTGTGAAGAATGCGGCAAAGCTAGTGCCGATCGAGGACGATGCAGTGCCGGTCGATCCAATTCAAGAGAACCAGAATCTCTTGACGCAAAAACCCGTGAAGGCGTTTGTGGAGCAGAACCACCAAGCGCACATTCAGGTTCACATGTCTGCCATTCAGAACCCGAAGATTCAGGCGATGATGCAGCAGAACCCGATGGCGCAGGCAATTCTTGCCGCTGCTATGGCACACATCAACGAGCACATTGCGTTCCAGTACCGCATCGAGGTTGAGCAGATGATGGGCATGCCGCTGCCCCCGGAAGAGAACGAGCGTGGCGAGAAGAACCACATCCCGGAGGACGTGGCCAACCACATTGCCATGGCCGCAGCTCAAGCGTCTCAACAACTGCTCCAACGCGATCAGGCGCAAGCCCAACAGCAACAGGCTCAGCAGCAGATGCAGGACCCGCTCATCCAGATGCAGATGAAAGAGCTGCAGCTCAAGGAAGCCGAGGTTCAACTCAAGGCGCAAAAGCAACAGATCGACGCTGTGGCCAAAGCCGATCAGATCGAGATTGAGAAGGCTCGCATCGCCGCGCAGAAAGAAATCGCTGCCATGCAGGTCAGTGCTACCGCAGCAGCTGCCAAAGACAAGCTAAACAAGCAGATGGAAGCCGAGGGAGTTCGCATGGGTCTGGACGCTGCCAAGCACCGCGCCCAGATGCAGCAGCAACGCCAATCTTCTGCACAAAGACCTCAACCACCCAAGAAGGAGAATAAATGAGTATTGATACCCGTGCGCTAGCGCACGTGCAAAAGGAGATAGACAAGCTACGGCAAGAGCAAGTTGCTTTTCTTGCTGCCAGCCGTGCTGATACATACGATGAGTACAAAAAAATCTGCGGAGTGATCCGGGGTCTTAGCCTTGCAGATTCCATCATCAATGACCTCGTGCAAAGACTGGAGCACTCGGATGAGTGAGTTTGACGTAGCCGCTGTAGATTTGTCTGGCATTCTTAATCAGACTGCTGAACAAAAAGCTAAACAGTTGCCTGATCCCGCTGGCTTTATGCTGCTTACTGTGGTCCCCGAGGCCATGGAAGAGTACGCCGACAGCGATGTTGGGATTGTGAAATCGGGTAAGGAAATCTGGAAAGAGGAGATGCTGACCCCGGTGTTGTTCGTGGTCAAGATGGGCCCTGAAGCCTATCAAGACAAAACACGGTTCCCTAGCGGAGCCCGTTGCAAGGTTGGTGACTTTGTCATCGTCCGCCCCAATTCAGGCACCCGCCTGAAGATTCATGGCCGTGAGTTCCGCATCATTAACGATGATTCGGTCGAAGGCACTGTGCAAGACCCGCGTGGTATTACCCGCGCTGCTTAAGGAGTAAATTATGCCGTTGCCAAAATTTGGCGGGGATGAGTACGAATTCCCCGATGAAAAAGAAGAAAAAGCCAAGGCGAAAGCCAAAGCTGAGGACGATTTCGACATCGAAATTGAAGACGATACCCCGGAACCGGACCGTGGCCGCAAGCCGATGAAGGAGCCTATTGAGGACCCGACAGACGACGAACTTGCCAGCTACGACGAGAAAGTCCAAAACCGGATCAAAAAATTCACTCGTGGCTACCACGACGAACGCCGGGCAAAAGAGGAAGCCCTGCGGGAGCGGGTTGCCGCCGAAAACTACGCCAAGCAGGTTCTGGAAGAAAACAAACGCCTCCAGCAGCAGCTTGCTACCGGCAGTCAAGCGTATATCGAAACCTCCAAAACCGCCGCTGAAGCCGAGCTAAACACGGCCAAATCCTTGTACAAAAAGGCGTATGAGGAGGGGGACCCCGATGCGCTGGCTGAAGCTCAGGCCGAGATCGCCCGGGCTACTCTGAAGCTGGATAAAGCCCAAGGTATGCGGCCTATTGAGGTGGATGAGAAGTCTTGGGAACCCTCCCGTCAGGACGACTCCCAGCCTAAAATGTCTCGTCGCACCAAACAATGGGTAGATAACAACTCAGATTGGTTTGGAAAAGACGACGAAATGACTATGACGGCGATGGGGCTTGACAAGAAGTTGCAGCGCGAGTATGGTGCCGACTATGTCGGTACACCTGAATACTTTCAGACTATTGACAAGACAATGCGCAAACGATTTCCTGAGTATTTTGAAGATGCTCAGAGCGATGAGGACGACGAGCCGCCTCCAAGAAAAAGAGCTGAACCGGCTGATGAGGATGAACCTCCACGCCGTGCCTCAAAACCCGCTACTGTTGTGGCTCCGGCCTCACGTAGCACACCGCCTAGTCGTGTTCGACTGAAGGCATCCGAAGCTGCGATAGCTCGCAGGCTTGGGGTCCCTTTGGAAGAATATGCGAGACAGGTTGCAGCACTTAGTAAAGGTTAAAAATGGAACAAAATACGCAAACACAAACGCAGGGTCGTCAGAATCGCCTGACTCGTGAACTCGATTCGCGGGAAACTATTCGTCGTCCTACGTCATGGAAGGCCCCCGAGGTTTTGCCATCTCCGGATAAACGTCCGGGTTGGGCACACCGCTGGGTGCGTATTAGCATTCTTGGGAATGCCGATCCATCCAACATCTCTTCTAAGTTCCGCGAAGGATACGAACCCTGCAAAGCAGAAGACTATCCCGAGCTTATGATGCACGCCGCCACTGAAGGTCGTTTCAAAGGAAACATCGAAGTGGGTGGTTTGTTGCTCTGTCGTATTCCCGAAGAGTTTATGGATCAACGCTCGCAACATTACGAGCGCCAGAACCGGGCTCAGGTGGAATCGGTGGACAACAATTTCCTTCGTCAAAGTGACGCACGGATGCCTCTCTTCGCGGAGAAATCATCCAAAGTCACCTTTGGTTCTGGTTCTTAAACAATTGGAGTCTTAAATGGCATATCCTACCGTTGACGCCCCTTACGGGCTGAAACCGATCAATTTGATCGGTGGGCAGGTGTTCGCCGGAGCTACTCGTCAACTCGTCATTGCAAATACCACTGGTACCGGCTACGGCACCAGCATTTTCTATGGCGACGCTGTCAAGCTGGTTTCTGGTGGCACTATTGAAAAAGACGCTGGCACGACCACTGCCACCCCCGTGGGTGTGTTTTTGGGTTGTCAGTACACGAGCGCCACTACTGGCCAACTGACTTTCTCGCAGTACTATCCTGCAAGTTTGGCAGTTAAGAGTGGCTCCATCATCAGCGCTTTCGTTGCTGATGATCCCGATCAGCTGTTCAAGGCTGTTCTGGTGGCTGGCACTACCGCCGACGATACGACCTCTGGTTTGCTCCCCGCTTTCCTAGGCCGTACCGTGATTGGGTCTAACGCCCAGCTGGTGCAAAATGCGGGCTCGACCGTGACTGGCGATTCTAAAGTTGGTGTTTACACCGCTGCTGGCGCTACCACGACCGCGACCCTTCCGTTCCGCATCATTGATGTGGTCCCCGATACTGCCAACTCGTCTGGCAACTTCTGCGAAGTTATTGTTAAGTGGAATGCACCTAACGTGACCGGCCAGACTGTTGCTAACGGCCATCAGTATCTCAACCCGACTGGCGTCTGATAAGGAGCTAAATCATGGCAATTTCACGCGCACAACTGCTGAAAGAGCTGCTCCCTGGTCTGAACGCCTTGTTCGGTCTGGAGTATGCTCGTTACGGTGAAGAACACAAAGAAATCTACGAAACTGAGACTTCTGAGCGTTCCTTCGAAGAAGAAACCAAGCTGTCCGGCTTCTCAGCCGCACCTGTCAAAAACGAGGGTTCTGCCATCGCTTATGACAA